AGTCATCGCGTAGCTCACGTTAACTGGACGCAGCTTCTTTGTGTATGTCTCGACCATCAGAGTGTCTTCCCCCTTCTTGCCGCCGGGGGCGTGAACGTACTCGACCTCGTAGTGCATCGATCCGTCGTAGGTCTGGTGACATGAGATCGAAGTAACGTGACACTCCTTGAGCATCGCGAGCAGATCGTTCTGCACGGCGAGCGGCTTCGGCAGTGCCTTGCCAGTCGCGACCTCCGCACCCGTCGGCAGCTTCAAGCCGCTGGAGATCGCCGTCGTCACCGCCATCAGCGAACCAAGAAAGCCTCTACGATCCATCGCGTTCCTCCATGACCTTGTCCGCCTCTTCGGCAGAGAACGAATCCTTCGCGTACTTTAGATCGACGACGCTGGGATAGTGCCGCAAGAGTCGCCTCGCCTCGTCGCGAACCGCCGTCGGGATTCGCTTGATGCCGTTCTCGATGTACGGCGTCGACAGACGGAAGAGAAACTCTCTCGCGTTGATGACGGCACGAGTGCGTTCGTATGGGAGGGTCATTTTCGGCACCCATCGCACAGGGTTGAAATCCAGCCGCTCTTGTTCGCCGTGCCCGGCTGGCCGCAACCCTCGCACGTCTTGGCACTCTTGGTCTCTGCCTCTCCGATCACACGTGACGTGTACTCGTCACCGCCAGAGTAGTAGAGCCTGAGAGTGCCCCACTTCTCTTTGACTTGAACGAAGAGAAACGGTTGCTCGCACGTGTGGGCGGCGATCTTCTCGCAAGCCTCTCGCAGGATCGCGTGCCAGCCGTCGCCGTGTTCGCAGCCGAAGACCATTGGGCTTTGCCGATATTCGCGATTCGCGAATAGCAGAGGAAAGTCGCCGTACAGCTTCTCTTCGAGTTCTGGGCTCACTTGTCTTTCTCCATCGCAATCAGCCGCTCATCGAGAGACTTGTTCACGTCACGCAACGCCTCAATCAGCACTCGTTGCTGCTGGTTCTCTTTCGTAAGCATATGAATGCGTGTCTCGCGTTCGACATACGAGGCACGACGACGCTGCACCTCGGCGCGAAGCTCGCGAAGCTCGCGGCGATTGAAGAGCCAGTCAAGCATCTTTGACGAATACCCCTTCCGTCGTCAGCGTGCCGCGACGGTCTTTGATCGTGTTGTAGGCCGACTCCAGACAGTCCTCGATGTCGAGGTTCTGTAAGGCGGCGTAGAGGATCAACGTCACAAGGACGTCGCCAACGCCGTCGACGATCTCGGGCACGTCACTCTTCAGGGTGGCGTCGGCAAGCTCGCCCATCTCGCTCATCGACTTCAGTAGCTGAGCCTGCGGCGTGCTGTTCGGGATGATGCAGCGATCGCGACCCCACTGCTCGACCTTGCCAATCAAGTCTTTGATGCTGCCAAGCCGCTCGATCTCGTCGGCGGCACGCACGAGTGCAGCCGCCTGAGTCTTCTGCACCTCGTCGGCGGCTTTCAGCCTGTCGTGCAGGTCTCCGCCAGACTTGTAGCACGCGATCACACGCAGTTCTTCAGACAGACTTGGCATTGCTCTTCTCCTTGAGCCACTTGCTCGCCTTGATAAGCCACTGACCGTAACGCTTCAAGTCGTCAGCCGTCGTCGCGTCGTCGAACAGGTCGATTGACGTGTCGACGGTTCGCTCGCCGTCCTCCGAAACGACGCACTCGGCACGCACAACGAACACGTCAGACTTGAATGCACGTGGTTTCATTTGATTGCTCTCTTCAGGGCACCGACAGGGAAAAATTGGAGACCGGCGATCTTCAGGAAGACGACCATCCCAAGAGACTCGGCGAGCGTGATCTGCTTCATGCCGAAGATCGACGGCAACGCGAGGTTCCAGCCGATAGAGAAGAGGAACGTCTCCAACGCGAAGCACGCGATCACGATGGCGGTGGCGACTGCGGTGTCACGCATCTCTTCCTCCGTTCGATTTCTCGATCGAGATACCATCGAGCCTTCTCAAGGTCTTCGATGTCGTTCCCCTTCCTCCCCGCGCGCCACAGGTACTTGAGCGCGTTCCCGATCGAGAAGCCGGGGCAAAGCCCCAGCGACTCGATCACGTCGATGCACTCGTACTCGGACGACTGGTAGTGGTCCGGGTGGTCGACGTTGCTCATATTCGCATCCGTACTATTGCGAGCAGGGAGAGGCAGCACTCACTTGCTGCCGGGGCGTGATCTTAGCGTCGACTTCTTGGCACGCAAGGGGCTTTTCTTTCTGATCACTCGCGGCGATCGACTGATGCCTGTCTGGCGAGGCTGGCCGCGACGTCCGGGGTTGGCGAGGTAGTCCTTCCACTCCTCCTCGGCAGACCGCCGGTCGACAGCCCACGCCCTGCCGTTCAGCTTGAAGCCCTTGATCCGTCCAGACCGGAGGTCTCGCATCACCATCGCGTCCGTCTTGTGGACGATGTCGCAGGCGTCTGGGACGGCGATGTACCGCTGGCAGAGCTTGCGGAACTCAGGCTCTGAGAATTTCTTCCCGTGGCATTGCTCGTAGGATAGCATCATGCCCCTGCCGCTGAGGGGGATCGCGACAAGTCTCTCAGAGGAGATTGCCTTCACGACCCCGCTCTTGGTCAGCCCCATTGCTTCCGCTGCTTCCTGAATCGAAATCGGCCTGTGGAAATTAGCCATCTGTCCCTCCATGTATCCGTACATTGCCCTAAAAAACAGCGGGTTTCGACGAGAAACCCGCTGTACGGTTGACAAAAAGTGGCGGGGACAGGATTCTGACCGTGGGCCTGAAGGGTGTTCCGGAAGGCTGATAAGAGGCACCACGGAGGAGAGAGACATGGCAACGAAGGAAGCCCCCAAGTCTGTGCAGTCGATCCGAAAAACGATCCGCAAGAGTTTTCTTCGAGGGGTCGACAAGAAGGCCGACGTGATCGTCGACCAGATTGTCGTCTGGCTCATCGACGACATTTTTGCGGGACGTGTGAAGACTCGCCGAGAAGCGGCGGAGATTCTCGCGGACGGTCTGGCAGACGTGTTTGGAAAAGCTTGCCGAATATCCGATCTGTGACTTACAAGAAGTGAGTCTTGCCCCCCCAAATAAGGTACGCATGGGGGTCAACTTTTTTGCACGGATGTGTACTCTGCCACCCATATTGAGGACGCTCGTTAGGAGTACTTCAATGCGGTGGCACCAGAAGGAGGACACACCACCATGATTTCGCTACTTGAGTTTTTTGAGACGATCTATGCCCCGCTGAAGCTTCGTGGGAAATCCGAAAACACCACGAGGCTTTATCACTGCACCCTTCGCTCTTTTGCGAAGTGGCTCGAACGTCAGCCGACGCTCGATGACTTGGAAGACCTGACGCTGGCACGCTTCCTCGCGAAGCGTGCCAGCGAACGGTCTGCGTTCACTGCCGAAAAGGAGAGGACTCAGCTACTGAGTCTCGCTCGCTTCGCCTGTGACCGTGGCCTCTTAAAGACTCGACCGTGCGTCCCACCAGCAACGCTGCCCGAACGGATACCGACGGCGTGGACGATCGATCAGATTCGATCGTTGATCCGTGCGACCGACAAGGAGGTCGGCACTGTCGATGGAGTTCCGACGAGTCTCTATTTTCGGGCACTCGTGAGTGTTCTTTGGGAGACTGCTGAGCGTGTCGGCGCGATCATGGGGACGCAAGTCCTCGACTATCAACAAGGTCAACTGCTCGTCAGGAGCGAGTATCGAAAGGGACGGAAGAGAGACAAACTCTATTCCCTCTCCCTTGAGACTCAGCACCTCGTCGATCAGTTGTGCCGTGGCAAGAAGCAGGGTCAGGCAATCTTCAGTTGGGACAAGTTCAAGAACATGCTCTGGCATTCGTTTGGAAGGATCGTCAAGCGTGCTGGCCTCGACGGCGGACGCAAGACGAAATTTCACATGATTAGACGCAGCGCAGCGACTCACTACGCTGCTCGTGGCGGTGATGCAACGGCGATGCTTGATCATTCATCGCCCAGAATCGCCAAAGCGTATTATGTCGATCCTCGTTTCATTGAAACGGGACCGAAGCCTTGCGACGTGCTGCCAAGGATCAGTGAATGAGGTTGCCTGCCGGGGGCGGCGTGACGGGGTAGGCTGGGCGTCACGCCGCCCTCCCTCGGCAGGACTTAGACTGAGATGTCTCGATCGTCGAATCGAATCGACTCACCAACTGTTCCAGCAAGCCAGCGAGTGGCGACACCGGCCTCTTGCATCATCTGCTCCGCCATCGCGATGTCGCGTTCCCATCGCTCAGGCGTTGCCGCTCGAAGCGACGCAAGGCCGACGACCTCTGCGATTCCGGCACAGATGATCCCTCTTGCACAGTCTGCACATGAGAACCACGGGGCGTAAAGAGTCGCCTCGTGCGTGCAGATGCCAGCCGCAGCAGCCGCGTAGATCGCGTTCCTCTCGGCGTGTTCCATGTACTTGTACTTGCGTGGCGGCTCCAGTCGCGAGAGCGTGCGAAACACTCCCGGCGGGAGTTGATTCGCAGCGTAGATCGGGACGCCACGCTTCGACACGAGGATCGCACCGACGTGCGTGCGAGGGTCGTGCGACTCTTGTCTGGCGATCCGGCAGGCTTGCTTCAGGTAGTCAAGTTCTGGCGTCATAGTGCGTCGGAGACTTGTCGGAGTGCAACTCTCGCAGCCGCTTCACGTGAGGCGTGAGCGAGTCGATCAGCTTGCGGTGACCGCCGGGAAACTGACGATCGTCCTTGAGCTTCCCGGCAGCTTGGCAGTCGACGATGATCGCGAGGCAGGCGAGAGCCGCCGACAGGTGGGGCACGCCTTCCTCGTCTTCGTTCTCGCCCTCGAACCACGCCGCCAGATGCCTCTGGCACGCGTCCACGTAGACGCTGGAGCGGACTCCGGTGTGTCGCCAGTTGCTGCGGCCATACTTCAGGGCACCGTTCAGGAGAGCGATACAGCCCATTGCTGACGCCGTCGTCGGCCAGAGGTGCAGCGGCAGCTTGTCGGTGCCGACGACGTCCTTGGGGTTGTCAGGCTCTGGAGAGGCCTGTCGCGACGCGTAGACCGCCGCCGAGGTCTCGGTCATGGTCTTCCAAGCTTCGATGACGCCGCTGCTCACAGAGAACACGCCCGGCAGCGGAGTCGCGCAGTCCATGTCGACCGACGCTTCGAGGTCGTCGGCGATCTCGTCGTCGTCATCACTGGCAATAGTATCCGTACTTTCGTTGATCACTGAGATTCCTCCTGAATCCTGTACCCGAGACTCCAAAGAATCTTAGCCAGATCGCGGCCAGTCTGCGTGACAGACTCCTCCGAGATCGTGGGGCCAAGGGCGGCGTGGAGTCCCTCGTGCAACTCGATTTCGAGTCTCTTTCTACCCTCAAGCTTGGAATGGATCAACACTTTTCTCTTGTCGAACTCAGTCCAGCCGTCTGCCGTGCCCTTGAGCGGCGAATAACGCCAGAGCCATTTCTGGCTGTCGATTTGGAAGTGGTGGTCGCTCAAGTCGTGTCCCTTTTGCCACAGACGTCCATTGACCCACTGTTTCCATAGTTGTTCGAGAACAAGTCGCTCCACTTAATAACTTGCGAAGAAACTGACAAGCTTCGATCACAGTCGCCGCTGACTGAAACTGAAGGCGGGCTAGAGTACGGACGTGTATTCAGATGACCTGACTCAATCCATCTGTTGCAAGTTAAGTTTGTGACCTCAGATAGTCGCCCAAATGTGTCGGAATTAGTTTCACCACCCCAAGAAAGCACAAAGTTTACGTCCTGTCGCCGGGTAGGCGGCGAGTATTCCGTCTGGTATGAATCCCACTTGATTGGGTATTGCGTTGCATTCCACTGGGTAAATGATTCCGCTAGTCCGCTCCTGAATGCCAACCCAACGACAGACTCAGAGAAGTAACCGGAAGTCTCGTAAACCAGAACCAAAGGAGGGCGAGACGATGAGTATCCAGACCCGCCGCTGATTACCGAAATACTTTGAACTACTCCACCGGAGCATACCGCTGTAGCTAAAGCACCTTCCCCGTATCCGTCGTGGATGATGACCGCCGGAGAGATGTAGCCACTGCCGCCGCCTGATATGGCGACCGACGTCACTCTTCCGCTTTCAGAAACAATGCAGGACGCAACGCATGGCACGTGCCTTAGAATCCCACCCGAGACGTCAATCTTTGTTCCTCGGACGTTGTAGCCGCTCGCTGCGTTTGTTATTGAAACTGACTGCACAGCACCTGAGCCGTCGAGAGCGGCGGACGCCGTCATGCCAACGCCAGACTCGCTGTTGAAAATGACCTCTGGGAACCTGCCCTGCTCAAATCGAAGACCAGACCAACCGAATCTGTTTGATCCAGAGAGTGGATCAGTCCAGCTAACGATCAGGTTGTTCGTTAGCCGTGGGCTTAGGCCTGAGTAGCCAAAATCTCCGAACGTGGTTGCGGCCGGGAGCGTCTTGACCTCGCGAGTTCCGACAGACGTTTTAGTGGCCTGCTTGAATTCTTGAACATCGACGTCCAGCGAGTTTGAAAAAATAACCTTGGGCTTCTGGAAGAACTTCTCCGTCGGCATTACCAGAGGCTGGGATATTGGACCGCCGGGATAGCTAGTAGGTGCGTTAAATTTGACGCCTACTCGCCTGTTGCCGACAATATGCGCCACTGAAGGCACGCAAGTGATGTCCACTTTGACAGCGGGCAATCCGTAGCCGACCTCCTCGAAATTGCTTGAATAGAAATTGCCGGGATTGATGATGTCGAAGCGTGAAATCGCCCCCTCGATGCGAGACTGGATTCTCCCGAAGGCGTCTTTCACGAGATCGTTTCGCTCATCAGAAGAGATCAGTCCGTCCCTGAACTTCGACTCCGCCTCAGCGGCGTCTGCATTGCCTCCCCCGGAGATAGAGACCTTGGGCGAAAACTGATATCCGCTGCCGGAGCTTTTGACTTTCGCGTAAAGGATGGAGGCATTGAGGCGACACGACGCAGAAGCTCCAGAGCCGGACTTTTCAACACTTGCAGACGCCGTCGCGCCGCTCCCCCCGCCGCCGACGAAAACAACGGTCGGCGGGTAGTCGACGTCATACCCTCTGCCCACGGACGTCACCACAACTCCAGTAATGACGCCGCTCTTGCTGATTCTGCAAACCCCACTGCCGCCGTCGCCAAGCCCTCTACTGTCGACGACAACCACTCGTGGAGGTGTTTTATATCCACTCCCCCCCGAGTTTAGGGAAATTGACTGCAACGTCCCCGTTGGCTCGAAGGAAATTGAAGGCGGCGATCTGTATTGCCCCGGCAATGAAAGCTCTACCTTGTCAACGCTCATGGAAAGCATCGCGAAAACTTTAGCCTGCGAGTTGCTCTGCCCGGTCAGCACAACACCCGGAGCGGACGTGTAGCTGCCGCCTTGGCTCTGGAGAATCACCGACGAGACATACTGATCCATGACAGCAGACGCAGACACAGAGGCCACCTCGCCGTCTTCGTAGGTCTCCTCAGCAACTCTCACATCCGGCTCGCCGCTGTATCCCTCCCCCTTGTAGTTAACTCGTATCGAAGAAACGTAATATCGATCGAGCGATTCGATGTACTGGCAGATCGCCTCTGCTTCCGCAGTCTCTGTCGCGCCGCCGCCGACAAAGGAAACTGCGGGCGGGGATGTAAACAAGCCTGATCGTCCTGTGATTCTTATGAAAGCAACTCTCTTCAGCATCACTGCTTCGGCAGTTGCTCCCGAGCCGCCTCCTCCAGTAATCAAAACAGAAGGCTTGCCTTGGTAGCCGTCGCCGCCATCTGCGAGAACGAGCGACGAAACAAACCCAGAGGCAGTAGCCGTCGCAGAAGCTCGCGATCCCCTGTTTTCAAAAACAACCTTGGGTGCAGCTTTGTATCCCCCCCCACCGCCGTTCAGAGAGATATCTTTGATTGGCCCCGAAACTATTGCCTCGGCCTCCGCCCCGCTGCCGCCACCGCCCGACAGGGTTAGCACGGGCGCGGATGTGTACCCGTGGCCCGGATCGTCGACGCCGAGAGACACAAGCTTCCCATCTATGACGGCGTCAACCACGGCGACGTCTGGCGAGGGCTGCTGGGTCTTTACTAGGGGCCAGAGCGTGTAGTTGCTTCCGGGGTCTTCTATCGCGTATTCGACGTTCTGTACAGCAATCGGCTTGTGCAGATTAGTGTTGTTTACAGCATGGCCGAGGAAGTAGGCGTCGCCGCTTTGCGTAAGGCCCATATTGCACTCTGCCTTACTAAACCCGTGAGCGTAGCCTGCCGGGGTTGCGGCCAGAGGATTGTCGTAGCTTCGGAGCGAGCCGTCCGTGGTGATTCCATAATGAATCGAACAGTCCCTGAGTGCAACGTCTAGGTTCTTCAATCCATCATTCAGGCGGTACGGACGCCACATGAGGTCAAAGTTATAAGTGCCTTGGAATCCGGAAGAGGGATGTGACGCCGGTAGAAGAACCGCCTTAGCTCCTGATCCAGAACCACCAGATATGACTACTTCAGGAATGCTAGTGAAAAAAGGAAGAGTCATTATGTTCGGGTTCATAACGCGATCCACAAGCACAGTGTTAGGAATGGCAACACTGTCATCCATGTAGATGCCACCACCGCGTATGCAAATTTGCCTGAACTGCGGCCACGTCTCCAAGTTGAAGTCAGGCTGCGTGCTGTGCTGAACTGTAAATCCATCTGTGAGGCGTGCAGAGAGTGAGCTTGTGTATGTCGCGGAACTGTCTCGCGTTGAGAATTCTGGATCGACGAGGCTACCCCAACTTGTTGTATACAAAGGCTTCGCGTAAGGCTTATTCGATAGCGTGATGGTTCGCGACTGGTTTGAATCTAAAGCACCATACCCCGGACCTAGTATAATCGATGACGTTCTGTTGAATGGGTGAAATGGACTTGTCGAACTAACGACAGGTTCCTTTACGGAAATCGTCTTGGTTTCGTGAGTCGTGTACGAAAAGACTGGGCTTTGCCTTACGATCGAAACAAATCCTGCGTTTCGTAGTGTAAAGGTAATTCCATCAGTGTCTTTATAGCCCTGTCCGGGGTCGGTAATTACGATCTTGTACGAAGTGGCGGGATACACGGAAGCCGCGTCGTCATATTCTTGATTGATCGTCACGTCCTCTTCTGGCGGAAGAAGATAGGTGTGCTGATACGAACCAATAGAAAATACTTCCGACGTGGGATTTCCTAGCAAGCCAGAGTTACTTGCCATAATCGTGACTTCTGCTTCGTCGGTTTCCCAACTCCAAGTCACGTCGCATTCGGCTTTCCACGCCTTGATCGTGACTTTGTCTTGCTCGCTTAAAGCTGCCCCTGCTGGGTGCGTAAGTGGAGATGATCCGACGGCAGAGAGCCGCCATAGGTCGTTTTCATTTGAGATGCCGTGAAGAAGCCCCTGATAGTAGAAGAGCTTTCTAAAAGACGAAGGCGCGTCGAGAAGTGCCTTCCGACCGCCGCCGATGTCACCCAACGATCTCGTGTAGCAAGCTCCAGATGGGATGAAACTGCCCGAGAATGCCCTGTCGGCTCCTTTTGACTTTTGCCTGACAGGAGAAAGTAAGTCTCGACTGTATTCAAATGGGACGAAGACTTGATAGCCATTTACGAAAAACTGGCCCATTGAATCGAAGAACAGTTTGTCTCGGACGGCTTGCGGAATTGATAAATGGTTGAGGGTGTAAATGCCTCTTGTCATGCCGAAATGATTTGACCAGATGGCCTCTCTGAATCTATTGGTGCGAGGGCTTGCAATCTCGTAAGAAGGAAACGTAAGGGCAGCGGATAGCGACAGAGCTTCACGAGCGGTGGGGAAGAAGGCGTAGATGAGGTAATCCACTGTCGAATAAAAATAATCTGACGATGTTGAAAAGAAATAGCCACCTTGATTCGCAATGTCTGCCCTGTTAAATGCGCCGAACGTGTGAGGCTTGAGCATCGAGCTAGTGCTACTGATCTCGCCATAGAGTCGCTTTGAGTTATCAAACCGAGATTCGTCTGAAGAGTCGACTATTGTTAACCCGAACCCGACAGGAGCAGGGGGGGTGCGGGCGGGTTGCAGAGAGCCGCTGTCTGATGACTGAAGACCCCAAGTGTAAGGCCAGCCTCCGGCTATGCCGCTGGACTGACCTTCTTTGCAGCATACATCAGTCCAGTCGCTTCTGTCTCCGACGCGGCGCGGGGTAAGTATTTCATCACTTATAAAGACTGATGGCTCGTATGTGTAACCCGCACCGCCTTCCATTACAGTGCAGGAAAGCTGATAAGTGTCCTGTGAATAGCTGGAACTCTTGTACGACCAACTGGTTGACAACTCTAGTCCGCCGCCTCCGACATTGTTGCTGTAACAAAGAACAGCAAGCGGCGGTGGGGACTCTGGCCTGTGATGTTCGGTAACTAACGGGCTTATCCACTGCGTTTGCTCAGGAACAGTTCTTGAGAACAGGTACTCAGGCGCATAGAAATCTGCACCCAACCCGCCAATGCCGGTCTTCTCGTCGACTGAGCCCCTGAGTGTGCCAAAAGAAATGCTTTTTGTGAGCGGTCGAAGTGGCGGGCCAGACTGGTAGACACCCCAAGGCGTGTACGGCTTGTCCTTATAGATGCTGTTATTCAGCAAAGGATCGTTGGCGTAGTCGACATAATTCTCAAGAGTTGGGGAGTTGCAAACAAACGCCGCCCCCCCCGCGAATCGGTCAACTTCAGTCCATCTCCCAGACGGCTCATACGGGCTTGGAACTCCGTCGAGGTATACGTATGGGGAATCCACTGTGCGAGGTGACTTGCTTGCCTGCGAAGGAGCGACTATTGCAAAGTTCGGCCTAAAGGGAGCGACTTGTGGGTATGTGTAAGAAGGCCAAGTGACCTGAATAACGCCCGGCGACTTTCTTACGGGGGGTGTGTCTGGAAAAAGTATTGTCCAGTCACCATTGCGTGAATTGAATGGCTCAACCAAGAGCGGCAGATCGTCATCCTCGTGGCTTACTAATTTGACGGACGGCCTGATCGTTGAATAATCGATGTCGCCAAGGATCGATCTGTTGTCGCCCCCTGAATACGGAACAGAGTTCGAGTACAGGTAAGAGCAAGTCGTTGCCCCCGCGTGCATTTTGCCGTTGCCTACAGTAATGGTGTCTAAGCCGAGGTCGTCAATCCTTGAAACGGACGACGGCGATAGATTCACAATCGCTGCTGTAAGGTCTGTCTTGTAGGGCAACGAAATGACCACCCGTGCGGGTGAATTAACTCGGTGGCTGTATCCAGAGCCGCCATTTACGACCTTCATGTCAACCTGCGTTGAAATAACACCAAACCTAATGTTCTGCGAAAACGCGGCTCCGCCCGTTAGGGTTCCGGATAGCACCACAGAGGGGAGGTACATGTACTCTCCACCAAAAGTGCAGGAGACCGAGGCAATCACGCCCCCCTCGCCTAGCGTGACCTCAAACGTGGCCGCTTTCGAGTTTGTGTCTCTGGCGTCGGCGGTCACAATGACGGAGGGTGGGGAAGAAAAGGACGGGGCCGGATATATGTAGCGGTATAGCTGGGCGTTGTCGTTAAAAGTTAAGCTATACAATATTGAGCAGGAAACTGACGCGCCTTGCCCGTAGTAGTCTCTCTGAACAGTCACAGACGAAGGCTGTATCGAAGTGACTAGGCCAAGGTAGATCAAATAAAAATCGTATTCCACAGTGAAGTCGAGTACATCCAGTGACTCAACACTGGAGTTCAGAACGGCACGAGGCGTTCTGCTACCGAAATCGGCTTCGTCGAACCCTGTGTTGACTCCCCAAGTCCAGACGGTTCCGTCTCGCTTCAGTGCCACCGCATGCCCACCGCTCGCAGAAACCTTCTTCCAAGGCCCGGAAGAAATCTTCTTCGGAAATATGCTCGAATTGAGAGTTCCGTCTCCAAGAGGGCCGTCCCCCCATCCCCAAAGGCTTCCGTCAGCAAGTATGCCGTAACCCCTTGCGTCTGCTTGGCTCAGGCTCACCCAGTCGCCTTGGCGTGGTATCGTTGTGCCACCAGTTCCAAGCAGAGGCGGGTTCAGGGGGTACTGAACTGCATACTTGCCGCGACCGAGTGCTGCCGACTTTATGTCGCTCCGGTTTATGTAATCCAACCGGTAGAAGCCGTTGCTTGTGCTATACACAGACAGCGACAAGGCGTAGCTCGACCATGAATACGCTAGATTCGTTGGGCAGCAGCATCTCATAGTCACTCACAGGCAGACGTTAGCAGCACGTAGTTTCCATCGAGCATTGTCACGAAACACAGTCGCGTGTTTCCGGAATAGAGAATGTCGGAGCTAATGTTTTTCACTTCGGCGGTGGTGCCAGAAACAGAGAGAGTCTTGAAAGAACCTTTCAGCCAGTTCCCCGCGAAGGTCGCAGTAGCGATCGCCCCGCCTCCTCCCCCCGCCGCCCTCGGCAGCGTCGATCCCTTCCGCCCTCGCCGTGCCCCCTCGACCGTGCCGACGACGTTCGCAATACGCTGGGCGTCAGCCAGCTTGAACTGAACAGGCTGCTCGCCAGAGTTGCCAGCACCACGGTCTTGCCTCGACGGGCCATAGCCCATAACTCACCTCACGATGGCAGGATCGGGAACGTGCCGGTGAACGGCAGCATCCGATAGATGCGAAACGACAGAAGGTCTGGGGGCTGGCCGGGAGTCTTGGCACGACCGGCACTCAATGCAGCCGGTTCGCTGACAGGCTCAGAGCCAGCCATGATCTTCTTGCGTGCCCCGCCGACGATCTCATTAAAGCCGACGTCCCACGTTTGCAAGTCCCAGCCCGTGCCCCGGTACGCGAGAGTGGTGCTGGTCTCCCAGTACAAATACTTCGTCTCGTTGACTTCCTCGATCTTCCGGTTGCCCGTGATCGACATACACTTCCACGTCTTCGGGGCACCTCCGCTCCACGTGTCAGAATTGATCGCGCCGACATACGCCTGAGCCTTTGCGTAGTTGAAAGGCGGAGGAGTGTTGATCGTGATCGACACCGTGAACTCACCCTCGTCCCGGTCGAGACCTCCGATCGGGTCTCCCGCCGTGTTGATGATGATCCGCTTCGTGTTGTTGTCATTGCTGTTTGGGTAGTACCAGAACGCCGGAGCCGACGCGAGACCCCCGCTGAACGAGAACTGAGCCGGGCGGTCGAGCGGGTTCTCGTCAAGGTCTTCAGCAGCCTTGTACGTGAACGTGAGCTTGTAATGAAACGGCGAGTCGCCGTCCTGCTGGATGTTCGAGTCAATGAGGAGCGCGTTCGCGTCCTCTGGGTGCGGGTCTAGCCAGTTGATGCCCGGCTGAGCAGAGATCGCCTGAAGGTCTGTATTCGGATCATCGACACGTACAAGAAAGATGCGAGTGAATACAGGCACGTCGCCGTAGGTTGTCTGGCGACCTCGGCCACGGAACATCTCTCTGGAATCTACTACTGCCATGATTACCGTGGTGCTGAGAGTTGGGCGATGACTGGGGCAGCGTCCTTGTTCTTGGACGCCTCGGCGAGAATCTTCGTATTGCGTGCGACTTCAAGCTGAGCCTTGAGGGACGGGTTGTCGTTGCCGCGAAGTATGCGGAAGAACGTGTCGATGCCCCCCTTGCTGCGAGAGTCAGAGGCATCGACGCCTCTACGGTCCTGCTTCGTTGAGTCGAGTGCTGGCTTCAAGTCCTCTTGGAGTTGGGCTTGGAGGTTTTTCTTGCCCTGCTCGAACTCTGGGGTGCCCTCGCCGAAAGCGGACTTCAGCTTTTCGAGGTCTTCTTGGAACTTCTGGACTGGGCTTTGCTGCTCAGCACCGGGGATCGACTCGTTGAGCTTCCGCATGGCGGACTTGAACTTCTCCGGGTCGCTCGCGCCGCCCTTGCCGTATGCTTCTTCGATCTTTGCCCTCTGCTCTTTAATCTTGCCGCCGAAGTCGCTGGCACTCTCACCGCCGAGAGCCTCGTCTCGCTTGCGTCTTGCGTTAGCCCTCGCCTGATCTGCCTGATCTTTCGTGATCCTCTTCTCGGGATCAGTCGAGTTTGCAGCTTCTTCGATCTTCTTCATCTGCTCTTGGAAGACTTGCTGAGGAGTCTTCTCAATGCCGAGAGACGAGAGGAGATTGTCGCGAGCCGTCTTGACTGCACGGTCGAATAGGGCAAGCTGATCAGCATTGCCCTTGAGCTTCTCTCGCACCGCGTCGAGAGGCTGGCCTGCCATGTCGAACTGGTCTGCAATGTTGTCGATTGCACCGGAAAACTCCTCGAACGGAGTCTTGGCGACGCCAAGCGACGACATAAAGTCGTCTCGAAGCTTTCTGGCCGCAGAGCCAGCCTGCTCCTGAGAGATGACGTTCTCGCCTACGGCGTCGGCAAGCTTGTCTTGAGCCTCTTGCAACTTCACGATCGAAGGCTTTTGAACACCAAGCGACTCCTCGATGGCGGTCTTGCTCTTCTTGATCGCCTCCTGATACTCCCTGAACGCATCCGGCGACAGCGACGCCTGAATCTCAGCCATCGACTTGCCCGTCACGCCAAACGCGTCGTTGACCTTGTCGACACCAGCCTTCAACGCCTGAGCGGGCGTTGCGTCGAGACCGGCGGCGGATCGCCTGTCCATGTCGAGCTTATTCTGTGCCACTGCGAGCTTGGCCGGGTCTTTGCCGCCGCCGAAAGCCTCGTCGATCTTCGCCTGACGTTCACGTAGCTGACCTCCGACGTCGGCACCGGCACCGAGAGCCTCGTCTCGCTTTCGCGTGGCGACGGTCTTCGCCCGATCGGCCTGCTCTTGCGTGATCCTCTTGTTGGGGTCCGTGGCGTTCACCGCGTCGTCGATTTTCCTAATCTGTTCGTCAAACACTTCCTGCGGAGTCTTCTCGATGCCAAGAGAGGCAAGAAGGTTGTCACGAGACTCCTTCACCGCCCGGTCGAACGCCGCAAGTTGCTCGGCGTTGCCCTTGAGCTTCTCACGAACGACGTCGATCGGCTGGCCTGCGAAGCCGAACTGCTTTGCGATATTGTCGAGCGACGACGAGAACGTCTCGAAAGGAGTCTTACTTACGCCGACGGCAGAAGCGAAGTCCTCTGCGGCCTTCTTGAGTTCCGCATTCATCTCGTCGGTGTTTATCAGGCCAGACTCGGCAGCTTTCTGGACGTCACGGCTCCGCTCCTGAAGCTGAGACTGAGCAGATTTTCCGACGAGGGTCTCGCGGGTTTTCTTGCTGAGGTCCGCCCTCGCTAGAATCTTCTCGGAATCGGTCAGCGACTTATTATTGTTGATCTTCTCCAGTTCCTTCTCGAACTTCTGAACTGGACTCAAGAATGCGTCGTCGAGTGCCTTGCGAATTCCCTCTGCGAATGAAGTATCAAGCTCGATTTCGATCTTGTTCTTGCGATCGAACTCCCTCTTAACCTCCTCAGCCGCGATGGACGCCTGCTCTTGAGCGTTGGTCGAGTCGAGTTCCAGCTTGACTGTCTCGAATTGGTCTCTTGAGATCAGGTTCGCGTCGAAATCTGACTGATTCTTCTCCTTCTTTTGCTTAATCTCCGTAGCGAAAAAACCTTCCTGCTGCTTCTTTTTGATCTCTTCAAGAGCCTTTATGTACTCAGACTTGTACTCAGCAGCCTTGGCCTTGATCGCGTCAGAGGTTGGAAAGAACTTGTCGTCGATGACAGTTCCGGCACCGATGTCTCTGGTTGATTTCGTTGCAGCTTTCGCCGCGTCGTCGAGTTGCTTGTAGAGTTCGAGATTCTTCTTCAGAGCGATTGCTGGACTGTCGTCCTTGTATGACTTCAGGTTTTCTCTAAGGTTCTCGGAGTTTTTCTTGGTTTGTTCGTTGAAATCTTCGAGCGTTATCCGTCCCTCTGACAGTTTCTTCTGAAGTTCCCCGAAGCCCTCCTGAGCAGCCTTCGCCGCAGCCGCACCCTCTGATCCATACCTTGCAGATTCAATAATAAGTCCGTTGATCTCTTCCCTTGCTTCTGTTACCGACTCCTTAATCTCCTCAAACGCAGGAGCCTTCGCGCCTTTGAACTCGGCGGCAGCACGCGAAGCCTCGGCAAGCTCTTCTACCGATGCACGGGCTGAGTCGATCGATTCCGGTGCGTCTTTGAACCCAAGGAAAGACTTCGCCAGTCCGTATGCCCACTTGCCAGCCCTGACGAGTACCGTCGCCAAGTACGTGATCGCCGCGCCAACAACAGCGAGCACCCCGACAGCGATGGCGATCGGACCCAACGCCGCAGCCCACGCTCTTGCAAAATTAACAGCGGCTATCAGCGAAGTCGCACTGGCTAGCGAAATCGCAGACGTATAGACTCCCCACGCGGCGGCACCTGCCGCGACATAGATTACAAGCTGTGCGAGTCCTGCCAGAACATAGCCAACTGCCGCCCCGAAACCCCGGACTGCAACACCGGACAGGCTCAAGAGTCCAGTAAATTCTTCCGCTGGTCGCATAGCCGCCGCGAGGCCTGACGCGAGACTCGCTGCGCCCGCGATAAAATCCTCAAGCGGCTTCATCGCCGCGTCGAAGCCAGCCTTGATGCTATCAAAGATAGCAGCGAACAAAGCAAATGCCTGTACGGCAGCGGCAACCTGAATGACCACCGCGACCATGCGGAGGAAGATGTTGATCACTCTTCCAACCATCTCAATGATGATCGCAAGCGGCTTGCTGACGTCGGCGAGCATACTCGCAAGAGGTGCCAAGGCAGAAGAAACGCCGCCCTTCACATCTGCTGCGAAGTTGTTGAACGCCTTCTGTAGCTCTACGAACGGAATGAGAAGAGTCCTTTTGAGGCTCTTTCCTGCAAACGCCAGCCTGTCGAACGAGGCCTCGACGTCGAGCAGCCTCTGAGTATCAAGGGAGTTCAAGGCTCCGCCAATTCTCGCGAAGTCCTGCTCGATCTCTTCAAGCTCCTTCAAGGCTGGAAGGATCATTCCTCCTGTTCGCCCGAACAAGTCCATCGCGATCGATGTTCGTTTCGCTGCGTCTTCGACCTTAGACAACTCTTCGGCAACAAGTCGGAATGCCTCGTCAGGTCTTTTTTCCTTGATCTCTTCCGCCGATATTCCAAGCTTGTCAAACGCGATCTTTGCTTCTCGGACGCTCTCCGTGTTGAACTGTCCGGACTTAATCTTGCTCAGGTTCTGATAGAAAGACTGCTGAGCCTTGCCGAGCATTCTCATGCTCACCTGAGTATTGTCGGCGGCGAGCTTTAGCTTCTCCATCTCCTGAGTCGTCGTCCCGAACCGCTCAGCCATCTGGTCGAGAGACTGAGTGGCAACGCTAAGATGCTCAAGTTCGTGGAAGAACTTCCCAGTCGCGACCGCTGCTGCCATCGCACCGACGGCGGCGAGCGGGAACGTAGCCGCGAGACCAGCGATCGCCGTGGACGCTCCGCCTGTCACTCCTGCTGCAACGGCAGTCCCGGCGGCATAAGCCCTCACGCCGCCAGCAAGCGCGCCGAACATCACTGAGGTTACAGCAACGCGGGCCGCGAGTGCTGCAAAGCCGACGCCTGTCGTTTTCTCATTTGAAGCTGCGGTAACCAAACTGAGAACGGTCTGAATTCGCGTAAGCCTGTCAATCAAGCTGGCAGAATTTGAGACGATCGAAGTGATGCCTTGGCCGAGCCCCTGAAGCACCATCTGGAAGAACTGCGTGGCAGTTGATGAGCTATACAATGCTCCTGCAACAAGCCTGTAGGCCGACGTCGTGGCCGTCGCACCTGCGGCAACACCGGCAAGAGCCCCTACGTATTCAGCCCCTCTTTCAACATAAGCCTGAGCCTCTTCGCTCATTCCGGAGGAGGCAACCTTCGCCGCAGTCACAACGGCAGCGTATACGCCGATCGAGGTTGCCGCCGATGCGAAAGCACTCGCGAGGCTCCCTACCGTTACGGCAGTAGCCGCCGCGCTGCCTCCTGCGGCGCGGGAGAGCGTGCCGATGCCCCCAAGCTGAGTAACGAACGCCCGGAAGCCAGCAACTGACGCCGACGCTGCGGCAGGAAGAGATTCTCTATACGTTTTAACGAGAGTCTCGGCAGCGTCATACGATCTGCCGACGGCAACAACTGTTGCCTCCGCCGCGTTCGAGATTCCCTTAAACCCATCCTGACCAGCCTTTGATATCGCGGTTGCGGCGTCGCCTATCGCATTCACCGCGTTAGCGGTCTGGTTTGACGCGCTCTTGATTTCGGCATATGCCTTCGTCACGCCGCCAACCATTGCGGAGGCGGAAGAGCGAAACTGATCGAAACGCTCAGCACCTTCGACAACTTCCTCGCCGGAGCGAGAGAACAACTCCCTAGAGGTGCTTGCGAACTGCTTCACTACGCCAGTCGCCGTAGAGAGGTCCGTGGTGTCGGCCTTTACCTCAATCTCGGCAGGCTTGTCTTTAGAAATCTCTTCGACGGCTGATGATACGGCAGACGTGTCTGCCGTGAATGACACCGAGGCGAGCTTGTCTGCCTCGTCAATCGCCGTCTTCAAGTCGGTCACGTCTGCGTCGATGCGTATCGACTTCTCGACGTCAAGCTTGTTGAGAGCCGCGTTAGCTACAGCAACCTGCGCGGACAGGACTGAGTTGAACTGCCTTATGTCTTCAGTCGCCCCAGTAATCTGCTCACGAAGGCTCTGGAAGAAGCTGATCGCATCTTCCACGCCCTTCTGGAGACCGCCCGTGTCGGCAGTGAACTGGGCGACAATGCTGCCAACAGTTGCCATCGCTTAGCCCCTCAACTTCATGAGTTCGCCAAGCATCTGCCCTGAGGTCTGCTGTGGCTTCCGGCTCGACGGCATGATCATCTCCTCTTCGAGGTTCTTACTGCCCCATGCCGTGCAAAGAGCCGTGGCAAGTCGAGCGGTCTGTCGCCACTCATCTCCCCACGGCTCTATGAGCCAAAAGCTCTCCCATTCCGCCAACTCTTCGGCGTCGCAAGACTCCAAGAGTTGCCTGTGCGTCATCCCGAGGGCCAGTGCCAGTCGAAACTCGAAACGCCGCCTCGGACGGCTTAGGAGTTTCCCGCCATCTCCTCGACGTCGTCCTTCGTGAACCGATTCAATTTCATGCAAGCCGTGAAGAGCTTGTCGAGGACAGCCGCCGACTTCTCGCCAAGCTGAGGAATCTCAGCCTCAGTGAAAAGACGATTGCCTTCCTCGTCACACAAGCACTTAGCCACGAGCTTCGCGCGGACCATATCGACCGACTTGTTGCCGCCGACGAACTCTGCCTCGAAACGGTCACGCTCGGTGCCGCTCATCACCCTGATCTTCACGGAGCCGCTCCACTCAGGAACTTCCATGTCGATCATCTTCTTGTCGTCCGCCGCCAGAATCGCTGCCTTGCTGAGAGCCATGCCTACTCCTTGTATCCAGACAATTTAAACGTGACACTTCCCCTCACGTATTCACCGACGCTCGCATCGAGATCGACCCTAGTCAGAATAGCCTGATACGAGACAAGCACATCCCCAGTATCTCTTCCGCTGAAGTCTCTCTCTCGAACAGTTAACAACTTTTTCAAGCCGATCGCGTCTGGCAGTGCGTGCATCTGCCTGCTGATCGCGAAGAACTCAATGGTGAGTTCTCCGGGGTCAGCGACGCATGAATCCACCTCCCTCCAGATCATCTTCCGGTCCGTGTTTTCCGGATCGGAAGTGAACTGCGAGTCCATGCTCGTCAAATCGACCTCGACAGCAGACGAAGCACTCCTCTTAAGGCTAGTCACAGCGAAGGCGTTGCTGCCCCAGCTAATACTTAGGCAATGAGAAGAGAATGGCTCTGCCATTTCACTAGTTCTGAGTCAGACGCAGCGACATGGAACCCTTGATCAACTCGCCGACCTGAGCCGTCACGTCCGCAGAGGTGCAGAGAGCGGCGGTAGGCAGGCCAGCCGTGAAAGCCGCGTTACTGCCAGTGCCGTCGATCGACCACGTAATCGAAGCCGTGGAGGTCATGTTGGGCAGAGTCAGGCCGATGAATTCGACATTCAACTGATCTCCGTCGCGGATCGAGCCGAGGCGGTACGAACGGAACGAACCGTGGGCACTCTCAAGCGACGTGACGTCGATTTCGGGAGTCGCCTTTTGCACAGCGATCTGGGTCGCGGTGAACTTGGTGCCGCCAAACGAGAAACCAATACCCTGCGAAGATTCAAATGGCATTTTATCGTCCCTCCTTGGACGTCAGACAGTTTCGGTGAAACGGACCTCGTAGACCTGATCAACCCTGTACAGTGGTTTGGCCTGTCCATCGAACGGACGTTCCATGTTGTCCTGCTCGGAGACGAGGGCCGTCGTGACTATTTTCACGCCCTGAGAGTCGCCCGTAAAGTTGTCGCAAGCGATGCGAATCGAGTCGGCGATGTCTTTTGCTTGGCTATAAGTCTCTGACACGATTGCGACAGAGAACGTCGCAATTGGGACTCCAAAATTCCCGGTCAGTCCACGCTCACGGCGGGTGCCGGTTCGCCTGTAGACGACAAGAGGGAAGGGGGCATTCTGGACGGCCAGCACCGGATAGATGCCAGCCGTCGTCGCCGAGTCGAGCCTCTCCCGAAGCCACTTTTCAGGTGCCGCCATTGATCTGCTCCGCGAGCCGCTCTTCCATGAACAAAACGCCTTCCGACGCGTAGGCGTCGAAGGTCTCTTCGAGGACCGCCTCAAGCTCTTCTTCGGAGACCCACCTCAGGACGCTGCGGCCTCGCGTCCGGGGGCGGATCACACTGTCGAGGGCTGGGTTGCCAGCGGTCTCGACCTCCTGCTCGTAGCCGACAGAAGCAACGTCTTCGGATGACTCGTATATCACCGAATCCTTCAGCTTTCCGCTGTAGCCGAGAGGCGTAGCTGCCCTGAGCCGGGCTGCGAAGACTTCTGCCGCCTCGTCGAGGACGAGGGCACGATCGATCGACGAGGAGAGCTTTTTTATCTCCGCGATAACCTCGCTCAGTCCAGTTACCTTCACTCCATTCACGTCGTCACCCGCTCCTTGCACACGAGTGAGTGTTCCTCGCGATTGTTCTTCTCCGTGACCGAGACGATGTCGAGCGTGCGGGCGGGGCTGCGGCTCGTCCACAGGACACGCATTCCAGACGTCAGGCCGGGAACGTATCGGAATCGCACCGTATGAGTCGCGATCGTGGCAAGCTCTTGGCTGAGCATCGCTTCGCTCGCCGTCAGTCCCTCGACGGCGGCTCGTCGCGTGGCGAAAGAGGCCCACGTGGCAGTCGACTCGCCGTAGGCGTTTGTCGCTTGAGTCGCGACCTGAATGGTCACAGCCTCTCGCAAGTCTCCTGCCCGGAGCGTCATCGGTACTGCCCCCAGTTGATCGAGCCGAGGAGCATATCCACGGCCATCGGGACCGGGTTCAACGCGCCCTGAACGATCGACTCGCGATTTGCGTACCATCCGCCGACAAGCAGGAGAATCGCGTGACGTGCCGGTGGTGGCACTGAGCGTCCACTGTCGCCGTACCCCGCCCAGTAGGTGATCGTGACGTCGTTCTCCGCACCACGGCACGGGGGCCACGTCCTGTTCCACTGGGGACGGATCACGGCAGGCGTCGAGTCCCTGTCCTGACGGAAGTCGGTGAAAGGCACAGGAGAGTAGACGCCGTCGCTGGGAACGTATGTCACGACAATGTCGCCAGTCGTGATCGGAGGGCGGGGAAGCTCGATGTCCCAGCTTGGGAACGCGTCCAGCTTGATCTGCCACTGCGAACGAATAAGCGTCCTGTCCGACACGGTCTCGACGTGATACCTCGCCGCAGAGATTAGCCCCACTATGTACAGATCGTCGGCGTCGAAGTCCGGGTCGATGCGAAGGTGAGACTTGGCTTCGGCCAACGAGACAGGCTCGACGACCGGCTCCGTGATTCTGCGGATGGACCGGTATCGGAGACTCCTACGCTGGACTAGCTCGTAGTATTTCACGGCTTCGCTTTCCGCCTTTCGACAGTCATCGTCGCCTGCTCGACCTTGATCGACCTCGACTCTTCAGTGATGGGCTTGGCAATGCCGTCGGAAATCCAACCCTTAGCAGTGACGTCGAAGATTTCGACGACGTCGCCCTCCTTGTGCCAGCCCCAGTCCTTCAGCATCTTGATCTTCATTTCGATGACCTCTCTGCGTGTTCCTGCGATCCCCATGCCTCCGGTGGTCGCCGTCCGTCGTTATTCCAAAAGTGCGTCGGATACTGATGAATTGCCTTGAGCCGCTGGTCAGGCCACGTGATCACGAGTTCCGCGTGACCGATTGCGACTTGAGGGCAGACCGCCAGCTTGTTGCCGCACTCTCGGAACTTGTGCCAGAAGAAGATGTCAGGGTCTTGCCGGTCGGCACCCCAGTCGCCGTCCTCGCCGGGGACGCCAAGGAACCACGGCTTCGCCATCCTGCGAAGAGCCGCCGTCCGAATAAGAGTCAGACCGAAGTGAGCCGTATCGACGATCTGAGCAGGCTTCTCCCACCAGTCGGCTGGCATCGTGACAGTCTGCTCGCCCTTGCCGCCGAGGCCTTCGGGCGTAAACATGAGTTGCTTATCGTCTCGCTTCATTTGAAGCGGAGCGATCGCGTCGACGCCTGAGATCAGGATCGCCGACAACAGACGGGGCAGGCACTCAGGCTCGAAGACGCTGTCGTAGTCAAGAGTGCAGATGAACTCGTTGCCAGTCTCTTCCTTAGACAGGTCCGTGAGAATCCGGGTCATTGTCTGATCCCAGAAAGCCCCAGTCCCTTTCACGACCTGAATGCCATAAGGGGCAAACGTGCTGGTGACCGTGAAGAAGTTGTCTGTAAAAGCAAGTCGCGGCATGCTTAAGCACGCCGCGACTTTTACATCATGTTCCACGTTGCCGACGAGAATC